TCTCCGAAGACATCGCGCGAATGTCACTGAACGTTGAGCGCAAAACTAGTACTAACTGTTTTGAAACTATCGTGCACCCGCTGAATCAATTGTTTCGGCGTTGGAACATGTGGCAAGGCAAGTATGACGCAATCAGTTTCCTCGCATCGTCATATGCACTACGCGGCAACGCATATTGTGTCATTATCAGAAACAACGACGGAACGCCAGCGTTTCTAGTCCCGATTTCGCCGGATAGTTGCAGCGTGTGTCTCATGGCCGATGGCCGCGTGTTTTACATGATTTCGCACCCGCTGTTGCAAGAATCAGCCGGCATTCCGGTGCGGCAAGAGGACATGTTGCACATCAAAGGGATGTCAGGCAACGGTTACGTTGGTATTAGTCCGATCGCACTACTCGCAGAATCAGTGGGATTATCAATAGCATTACAACAAACAGCGGCGCGAACATTTAGTAACGTCGCAAACATCGCTGGTATCATCGAATATCCCGACACGGTCGGCGCCGCCGAAATGTCACAAATCGCCGAAATATGGCGTCAAAGTTATGGCGGAGTAACTAACGCTGCTAAAACTGCTATTATCGACGGCGGCGGTAAATTCTCAAAAATCGCAATGACTAACGAAGAGTCTCAGTTTCTCGAATCAAGACAATTTGCACTAACGGATATTGCGCGTATTTTCCGAGTGCCACCGCACAAACTAATGATGATTGAATCTGGCGCTGGTGAATCTGCTGCTGGAAAAATGATCGAAGTGCAACACAGACAATATATTGATGAGACGTTGAGACCCTTCACCGAACGCTTTGAAGAAGAAGCAGAGTGGAAACTGTTGATGCTAGACGAACGGCAAACAACCCGCATCCGGTTTGATTACGATACTTTGACTAAGGGCACGGAAATGGATCGTGCTGAATTTTATCAATCAGCGTTAAACAACGGTTGGTACAGTCGAAACGAAGTCCGTGCACGGGAACAGTTAGCACCAATCGCAGGCGGCGACGAATACAGAGTATCAGTACAAACGCTACCAAACGATAAACCAAAGAACAATAACAGTGACGTTAATGACAGTGACGAAGACGTATAGCGCAACAGAATACAAGAGCCTCGCTCCGGATGTTCAACGGACAGCGATCGTGCGCAAGGATTTTGCATCAACGGTTGCAACTACAGATGACGACCGTTCATTGCTGTTCGTGATCTCAACAAACGCTGTAGATAGATCGTTAGATACAATAGATCAAACGGGTTGGGAACTCGCTGATTTTCTGTTAAATCCTGTCGTACTGTGGGTACACAATCTCGAATCAGTTCCCGTTGGCCGTGTTACGAAAATCGGTATAGAAGATAATAAACTCAAAGCCGTAGTGCAATTTGCACCGTCTGATAATCCTGCGGTCGGATCGTTAGCAGAAGGCTTGTATCAGCATTATAAAACAGGATTCCTCTCGGCAACGTCGGTAGGATTCAACGTTATTGAATCAAGCGTATCTGACCGCTGGAATGGAAATGAGCCTGGGCTGAACATTACGAAACAGGCTCTTGTTGAACTGTCATTAGTAACTGTTCCAGCAAATCCGCAAGCACTCATTGAAAGAACATCTAACGAAATTCCGGAGTCCATTGTGACTCCTGATGACGCAACAAAATCATTGAAAAATAATAGCAATGCTATGTTGCGTGCACGGCGCTCTAGGCGGTCGGCGTCTCTCTGTCTCTCTAACCGTCATTAGCGCATTCCGCGCAACACTGACTTGACCACATTATTTTCAACAACTATCAAAACAGGATCATTATAAAAATGAGCAGAATTTTTGAACTAAAGAACAAGCGTACGAAGCTTGTTGACGAATTTAAGGCGATCGTAGCGAAGGACGCTGATCGCCCCGACGATGAAGCAACTCCGGTCGAAGAGACTGATCGTCTGAAGGCGATTGAAGCCAGCATTGCGAAACTCGACGCGAAGCTCGCCGCTATGTCTAAGGCCGAGTCTCTCGACGATGGCGAACAGGTTACGAAGAGCGCTGAAGACGGCACCGATCCGGATGAAGAGTCTCCGTCATTCGGTGAAAAGAGCCTTCAGGGACTGGCAACGAAGCAGTTTGGTTATGGTCGCCCGACCGTAGCTGCGCAGCCCGCAGTGAAGATCGAGAAGGGTCTACAGGCCGCCCGGTTCGTCATCGGTAAGGCGTTGAGCCGTTTCCATGGCGAACGCGCTGCTGCTGACATTATCTCAAAGCGTTTCAACGACGAAATGGTTGCTAAGAGTCTTCTGAGCGTTGGTGCCGCAGGCTCAAACGTAATCCCAACTTATTTCTCAACTGACATTATCGAACTACTTCGTCCGCTCGTAGTTGTTCGTAATATCGGAACGATGATTGTTGATACGACCGGTGGAAATCTAACCATTCCTGCTCTCTCAGGTGCCGCAACCGCGTCGTGGCAGACGGAAAATGCAGACATTGCTTCGTCTGTCGAAACGTTTAGCGACGTTGTTCTCGGTAATCACAAGTTGACTGCTCTTGTCCCGGTATCAAACGATCTTATCCGTCGTTCGCCGGTTGGTGTTGATGCGATCGTGCGCGATGATCTACTTCAGGTTGTTGCCCGTGCTGAAGACCTCGCATTTCTCACTGGTGCAACAGGTGGCTCTAATCCTGTCGGTATCAAGAACATCACTGGTATTCAGAATTTTTACGCTGCAACATCTGGTGCTGCTGGTTCGCTCGGTTCTGCTGCTACGTCAAATCTTTCTGACGTAACTTACGCGGTAAATGCTGCTATAACCCGACTGCAAATGGCCAACGCCAGATTCGTTAACCCCTGTTGGATTATGAGCCCGATGGCTCGTAACTTCCTGGCAACTCAACGGGATGCAGTCGGTGGCTTTTTTGTTTACGAACAAGAACTTGCGAAGGGCACGCTGGCTGGCTACCCGGTGTTTACAACTTCCGTGCTTCCCAACAACATTGCGAATTATGGAGCGGCTGGTGCGGCTGGCAACACTCGCGGTCAAGACATCTTCCTACTCGACGCCGCCGATCTTATCATCGGTGATACTCTAAACGTTGCGTTGGACGTCTCTGATACCGCTTCGTTTATTAACGGTTCAACTCTGACTTCTGCGTTCTCGCAGGATTTGACGCTGTTCCGCGTAATCAAGGAAACTGATCTCGGTTGTCGTCACCCGACTTCAATCGTCAATATCAAGACAGATTCATGGTGCCTATACTAAGCCGCTGATATCGTTATCATTTCCGATGATAGAGAAACAAATAACTCTCTATCATCGGAGCGTGATACAATAATGCTATTATGAATAAACCATTTTACATTTACGTCTTACGTGACCCTCGCAACAACGCCATTCGGTATGTGGGGTTCACGACGAAAACCCTAGAAGAACGGTTAAGTGGACATATTTCTGACCGAAGAGATGGTACACACAAAGCAAACTGGTTGTTGCAATTATACAGAATGAAACTGAGACCAATCATTCAACCGATTTTTACATGGGATGATCCCAACGTGAATTGGGGAATGATAGAGAAAAACTGGATAAGAGAACTTCGTAACCTTGGTTGGGATTTAACTAACGAAACTGATGGTGGTGAAGGGACATCTGGTTGGAAACATACCAAAGAAACATGTGAGAAGATGTCTAAATCAGCTAGGGGTAAAATAATCTCGAAAGAAACACGCCAAAAAATCTCCTATGCACTAAAAGGCCACGAGGTATTACAACACACCCGCAATAAAATCTCCTACGGCCAAATAGGAAACAACAATGCAGCCGGACATAAAAACTATACAAAAGTAACACAATCCATAGTTGATGAAATTAGAGGTAGATTGACTGGCCAGCGTGGTGAACAAACTCTTTTAGCTAACGAATATGGCATTTGCCAACAGAATATCTCATGTATCGCTTGCAACAAATCTTGGTATGATCCTAACTACACACCGATAGAAAAACAAAAGAATGACAACTATTATCACTTTCAATAAATCCCACGGACCGTATAACAAAAACGATTCCGCTGGATTTGAACCGCATGTTGCAGACGCATTAGTTAAAGCTGGCTACGCCGTGTACCACGCTCCACCTAACGCTCTAGCCGACGCTACTAAAACGGTGAACAATAAAACTAACACAAAACGTCTCAACGTAGTCCGCAAATAATGATTGCAAATTATCTCGTAACTCCACCAACCAATTATGCTGTAAGTCTTGCGAGAGTCGCACAGCATCTCTATGTTGATAACACGACGGATAATGAGATAATCAGCACTTACGTCGAAGCGGCAACATCATATCTCGAAACTATCTGCAATCGTGCTTTTATCACTGCATCGTATCAAATGGTATCAACTAGTACGCCCGATCCGTTGAACAGCGTCCCGTTAACAAATGGCGCGATCCCGGTGCTGCCGCTATGGGCAAACTTTCAGCCACTGCTCCGCAGAATGAATCTCGCACGTTCTCCACTACAATCCGTTTCAAGTATCGTCATAAACCATCAGTACTACGGAACATCAACAACGCTAAATTCTGCAACAGATTATAATGTTGATACTCTCTCAACGCCTAGCGCAATCATCTTCAATCAGTTTGCATTCTCGACAAATGATCAGATCGTTATTAACTATACCGCTGGTTACGGACCGTCACACACAAGCGTTCCGAGAGCGTTGCAACAAGCTATAATGATGCTCACAGCACATTTTTACAGAAATCGTGGTGACGATAGTTCTTCAGAGATTCCCGCCGTTGTGATGCAACTCATTCGTCCATTCAAAATCCCGAGTTTCGGAAGTATCTCCGCAGATGGCAGATAAATTTCCAAGCATCGGCGAACTCCGCCATCCGATAACGATTGTCAAAATAACACAGTCGCCAGCGTCGGACGGAACGTTAACCGAAACTCTGACGACGATTGCACAGACTCGCGCAAAAATCGAACAACCGGGTCCGATCGTAATGTTGAATCAGATTCAACTCGGAATCAATGTCTACAGTCACAAATTTAGTTTCCGTTATGTTGCGAACATTGATCTACAATGCGGCATCACAAGAACTATCAGGTTGCCGAATGGTTCGACGATAACAGAGAACTATAAAATAAATCGCATTATGGACATAGAACAGTTGCATAGATTTCTTGTAGTCGAAACTACGTTAGAATCTCAATGAAACTCGAAATCAAAGTAACTGATTTTGCGACTGCTGAATATAAGCCATCGGAACTAAAAAAGATTTTTCGCGCCGCCTCGACAGAGATTGCTCAGATAGCTCGGCAAATGCTCCGAAGCGCACCGTCGAACGGACGCTTGTACTACGGTTCCGGTGGCGCTAATACGGATCGTCCGTATAAGCCGGGAAGGCATCACGCTAGCGCCCCTGGCGGCATCCCGGCGCAGTTTACGGGCGCCACGGCGTCAAAAATCAAAGGCGTTCCGTTCAAAAACGGCGAAGGATTTTTCGTAAAATCCAATGCCTTTTGGTCCAGTGCGTTGGAATATGGTCACGCAACGAAAAAAGAAAAAGCGTCTGGTAGACCGTTTTTAGATAAAGCGTTGGCGCTACGGTCCGACAGCATCACACAGCGAATACAAGTCGCTATCGAACAAGACATCAAATTCGTCAAAGAAAAAGTTCCGAGAAAATAGATTAAACAATAGAACACAGTAGTTCCAACGCTTCGCGCTATATTAGACATGGACATTCAAGCCGTCATCTCTCAACTCAAAACATATGCACCGATTTTTAGTAATCGTGTTGCAGGTGCTGCGGAGTTTGCACAGTCGATTGAGAAACAGGTATTTCTAACGTTACCTGCGGCTTATATTATACCGACTGGTGATGTCGCAGAAAGTAACAACGAAGGCACAAACTGTCTATTTCAGCGCGTTAGAGAAAGTATTACAATCTCTATTGAGCTAGATAACTCGACAAATCGCCAAGGCACTGTTGCGATAACATCTGTTGAGACTGTGAAATACGCAGTTTTTGCCGCGCTGCTGAACTGGCGCATTGATCCAAATAATTGTCCGCGTGGTTTAGAATATGATGGCGCTGGCCTTGGTACAGTTGATCGCGGGCGTTTATGGTGGGAGATGCGTTTTGTATTAGAGCGAATCATCACAGACGACGATGGATTCCATATCACTGGTGATACATTAAACACAATCGAAACTGATATTCAAATCACTGATACAAACGCGGTGCCGCTAGTTACGCCAGATATTCTCATTAACACTGTTACAAATCTCCAGGACTAACATTAGATGCAAGTCATTCCCGCCGCTGGTCGCACAATCAGAAATCCATACACATACGTTTTGCTCTCTGCAAACGATCCAACAAACGTTCCCGACAACGATTTTTTCTGGACGCGTCGTGTAATAGATGGCGATCTTATCGTTGTAGAACAACCGAAGAAAATCGAAGACTAAAACACTAAACTACAGTCGGATGTTTTGTCCGACATATTTTAAGGACAAATCATAAATGACTATCCAGTTCCAACATTACAGTTTCACAAATCGTGTTCCTGGCGTCTACGCAGAAGTAAACAACAGCAATGGTAACACCGTGCAGGCTCAGTATCGCACGTTGATCATCGGTCAGATGCTCGGTACTACTGGTCTAACCGGTGTTCCGAACGTCCCTGTGATTTCCAACGGTCCCGCAAACGCTGCTGCAATTTACGGCAACGGCTCAATGCTCGCGGACATGGTTGCAACGTATCAGCAAAATGACACTTTCGGCGAACTGTGGGAACTGCCGTTAGCCGATGACTCTGGATCAACGAAAGCTAGCGCTAACGTTTCGTTCCTCGGCACTGCAACAGTAGCCGGAACATTTGCACTATACGTAGCCGGCGATCGTTTTCCGGTTGGTGTTTCCGTTGGTGATACCGACGTGATCGTTGCTACTAACGTCTGCAAAGCGTTGTGTCAGCAGACGTTGCAAGTGACGGTGTGGATCGGAACTAAGCAGTTAGCGTTGACAAACACAACGACACCGCTGCTTTGCACTGATGCATCAACTGCAACAATCGCTAGCGCTACTCCGATCGTTTTCAAATATCTACACGGCTGCATCGTAGGTAACGACACTCATCTCCGTCTAAACTACGGCGGCGCACCGGCTGGTGAAGTCGCTCCCGTAGGCATTGCAGCAACCGTAACCGGATTCACTGGCGGCACTGTTAATCCATCTCTAACAACTGCTCTTGCAAATCTCGGTGCACAAACTTACGATTTTATCATTGTGCCTTACAACGACACTACATCGCTCAATGCTATTCAGAATCTTTTGAATGACACGAGTGGCCGTTGGGCATGGTCTCAGTCGCTATTTGGTCACGGTTTCGCTGCTATCAAAGGCACACTCGGAACGGTTACTACGTTCGGTGTTGGACGTGATGATCAGCATATGTCTGTGCTGCCGATGTATGACACTCCAAGCCCAACTTGGGAAATTGCAGCAGCATTCGGTGCACAGGTTGCAATCTCACAGCGCGCCGATCCTGCATTGCCCGTGACGCAAGTTCCGTTGATTGGAATTTATGCCCCACCAATACAGAATCGTTTCCAACTGTCTGATCGTAACACGCTGCTGTATGACGGTCTGTCAACGTATGTTGCTGGTAACGATGGCGTTGTGTATCTCGAAAGAGTTGTGACAACGTATCAGACGCAGCCTGTGACTGGCGCAATCGACAGTAGTTACCTCGACGTTGAGACAATGGGAACTCTTGCATGGATCATCCGTGATCTGCGCGCTTGGCTCTCGACAACGTTTGCACGTTCGAAGCTGGTTTCCGATGCTACTAAAATCGTCGGATCAATGTCGGGATTTGTAACCCCGAATCTCGTTAGACTCAGTGTTATCCAACGTTACAGATATTATGAAGGTATCGGCATCGTACAGAATGGCGACATTGTATGCCCGCAGATCGCAGTTGAAAATCGCGGGAATGGTTTCCTGGCAGTTCTGTTGCCGCCCGATCTCTGCAATCAGCTACGCGGTGTTGCGGTACTTGTTAAGTTCAATAAAAGTTAGAACTAAGCCATTGATAACAAACGATTTTATAGTATTATAAGGAAAACACTAAAATGGCTAACAATCAACATAGATTAACTGGTATCACCTTGTTTTCAATATCGGGCGGTTATTGGGACGTCGTGGACGATATATCTTACTTTCCGGGTGGCGCAACTAGAGAAGAACTCGGGAACATGTCCGGACCATCCGCTGATTTCGGCGAAAAATATCAAATCGGCTGGATCAAAGCGAAACTCCGTTCGCGTGGTAACAACAGCGTTGCCGACGTTGCTGCATTAGATTCAGCACACGTTGTTGTTGAAACAGCTTCCGGCAAGGGCATTTCTGGCTTCCCAATGTATTGTGTCGAACCCCCAGAAGAATCCACCGCAGAAGCATCGTTTACTGTGACGTTCAAAGGTCCAGTGACTATTACGACGGTGTAACAATGACTGAGAAAACGTTTACACTAAAACGTCCGTTGAAAAAGTCCGATGGTTCGGTTGTCTCTGAAATCACTTTGAGACAACCGACAGTCGGTGATTTGCTACAAGCGCGAAAAACCGAGGACAATATTGATGCTGTTATGATCAGTCTGTTGTCCGGCGTGCATCTACTGTTAGTCGAAAAGCTCGCTTTTAGTGATTTCAAAAAAATTACTGCATGGATCGCTGTTGTTTGTAATACAAACTCAAAACGTGAGAAGAATCTAGAGCAAATAACGTATTCACTAACTAAGACAGTGAATACCGGCGGAAATCGTTATACACAGATCACACTTGAAGAGCCATGTGCCGGCGATTTCCTAAAATCGCGAAAAGCAACTGATACGTATCTACAAGGCGTGAAACTAATCGAGTTAGTATCTGGTACCTGTCTCGAAGCCGTCGAAGCGTTATCAATTGCTGATTATACAGATGCCATGGATTTTCTCGCGGATTTTATGTGAACCGTTGGTGTTATGACTGGCGAGAGCGTATAGCTGATCTCGCATTTTTATACCACTGGTCACCAACGGAATGTTACAAACTCTCTGGATCAGAAATACTGTGGTGGTATAATCAAGCGCACCGCATCGCAAAAGAACAACGAAATTTACTAGCTAGTTGAGAACAAATAAATGGCAAATGGCTCGACGAAAGTAGTTGTTAGTGTAACTGATAATGCAACATCTCGGTTAAAAAAAATCAACGAAGCGATGTCGGGCTTCGGAAAAACAACCAACGCTGCCGGCAAAAATGTCTCACAACTCGGCAAGCTAGAAGCGAATCTATCGAAGCTCGGAAGCACGGCCAGCAGCGCATTTGGGAGTCTCACAAAGACGTTTGGACCGGCCGGCGTCCTTGCTAGCGTCGGAAGCGTTGCCGGGCTTGTAGCGATGGCTCGGGCAACCGCCGAACTCAATCTAAGCCTTCAGCGTCAAGCGGTGTTTGCAAATACTAGTACGACCGCGCTACAGCGATACAAAACCGCTGGCGCGGCAATCGGCGTTGGTGACGCATACGCAAAATCAATCGCCGGTGTTGAGAAAATCCGGCAACGGATGGCAATACATAGCGCCCTGACACCGTCGAACAACAAGGCGCAGCAAAAGCCGCTGGACTGAATTTTGCGGGCAAAAACTCTGAACAAATAATGGAAATGCTTGGGGATTTTGCGAAAAAGAAAGGCAGCGAAGGCGTTCCTGCTGAGTTACTTGCTGATTTTCTAGAGAAATTCGGTGTTGATCGCGAAATGGTTCCGGACATGATTAAATCCGGTGGTAAAGGACTAAAACAGAAAGCCGATGCGATCAAAGTACATCCTGTTACGAAAGAAGATCAATCAGCATCTGAAGAGAGTCAACGCGACGCTACTGAGTTAGACGCGGCGCTGCATAATCTACAGGTTAAAATCTCGACTTATATTGAGCCGATGAAGCACAAACTAACGGAACTTGGACTTTGGCTCACAGATACCGCCGCTGATAATCCGTTAGTTGCGATTCTGGGCGGATTGTCGGCGTCGTTTGTAGCAATGCGAATCGGCTTTGGGCTCCTCGGCGCGACGCTAGCAAAACTCGGTATCACTGCTGCCGCCGCTGGTGCTGAGGCCGGTGCTGCGGCAACCGCCGCTGGTGGTGGGGTAGCCGCCGCTGCCGCTGCCGCTGCCGCGAGGCTTGCCGGTCCTGTGGGAGTTGCAGCAGCTATAATGCATCCGAGTGCAACTAACGTCGGCGAAAAAGAATTTCTCGAAAAAGAGCGCGCAAAAACCGCGGCACAACGCAAAGCCGATATGGACCCGTTCGCAAACGTGCCCGGTAATGACAATAACAACAACGGTGCAACAGACGGCGGGTGGCTCAGTCATAAACTCGACACATTGATTGATAGCATCAAACAATTGTTCGGCGGGGGTGGAGCAGGCTCCGGCGCTGGGTATCCGGGCGGGGATAATCCAAACGGCGGTGGTAATCCCAACGGAAACTTTACGCCCGCGATGGCAGCGGAAACAAGACAGAAAATCACCGATGCGTATAGAAAAGCGGGTTATGATGACAATGCAATTGCTGCAGTAATCGGAAACTGGTCACAAGAATCTAGTCTAAATCATTTATCCGGAATTGGCACGCAACATGTTGGACTTGCGCAGTGGGACCCAACCCGGCAGCGACAATTTCAATCGGTGTACGGACATCGAATGGAACAATCATCACCGGATGAACAAATAGCGTTTTCTATCCGTGAGTTAGCATTAAATCCTGATTATGCTGAAACAGAACGTGCGTTACGCGATCATACAAAATCAGGTGCGGAGAAAGCCAGGGTTTATAATAAAAACTTTGAGCGATCCGGAGATAGCGATACACCGCGAATTGCTAATACACAACGCGCACTCCCGCTGATTCAGCAACAACCGGTGCAAGTCACAATAACACACACAAGCGACGCTCCAAACTCAAAAATCGCAACAACATCTAACACAGGTCGTGTCAACGTTAAACAAAACGTAGCGCCGACATTTGCCCAGGCATCGAAATAATGAACATTCTGTACACATTGTTGCCGGCGTCGTTTAACGGTATCTCGTTCAACGTACAACAATGTTCGATCAAAACTGGCCGCAGAACCGCGGTACATGAATATCCAAATCGTGACACAATTTACGTCGAAGACCTCGGCCAAGGCATGACAGCGTATTCTATCACGGGATATCTCGCGTGTAATTACTCATTTGCAGCGTTAACAACTCTGATTTCAGCAGTTAACAAACCCGGTCCAGGTACATTCATCCATCCGGCGCTTGGCACAAAAACAGCATCATGTGTTTCATTCGAGTCAGAAGAATCTTTCGACCGAGTTGGCGCAATCTCGTTTCGTGCAGTATTCTTAGAAACAACGGTGTTATTGTATCCGACAACGGTCGCAGACGCAAAACAGAGTCTACTTGATAAAATCAACAACGTTCGCGCAACGATTGCATCCGTGTTGTCACCAGTACTATCAGTCTACGGCTTCGTACGTTCCGCGATATCTCAGGTGATGCTGTTCAAAAACGTTGTACAAAGTCTCATAGGTTCAGCATCAGGTATATTCGGTGCAGTTGCATCGTTAGCATCTCCTGACAAATCGACTGACTACGGTTACGTCACATCTAAAGCGCAAACGTATTCACAATATACCGACGAAACCTCTGCTTTGCAGGCTTATCAACAATGTTTGCATACTGTCGCTGTAGCAGCATCTGCTATCGACCCGACAAATCCAGATACAATAACAGCTTATACTGTGGCGATTAGTGCTACGTTTGTTGACCCAGCATCCGCCGTAATATCTCTCTCAACGTTAGCGCAATTCCAATCGACGGCTACGGATATAGTTTCTGTAGCCGTTGCAACAGCATTGCGTAGATCAGCTATTGCGGAACTTGCGGTAGCAGTTAGTGAGTATCGTGTAGACTCGTGGACAGATGCAACGAATCTGATTGCAACGGTTACACCGATTATTGACACTGAGATTACTCTCGCTGGTGATGCAGGAGACGACCTGTCGTATGCTGCTCTAAAACAGTTGCGCGCAACATTAGTTGAAAGCCTCGTGCAACAAGGTTTGGCGGCGCCCGTTGTTAGATATTTGTCAGTTGCTCCGGTCAATAGTTCACCGGGGTTAGTTTTAGCATTCCGGTTGTATCGTGATATAAACCGTGTGCAAGACGTATCTCAAACAGCGTATCACCCAGCGTTTACGCAGTATCAAAATCCACCGTCGTCTACGTAGTTCCAACGCACGAGACTATATTATTCATGAGAGTGAGAGTAATTTTTTAATGGCGATGGACGCAATTGATACGGCGACGTTTAACTACTCAGTTGCGCAAGGTGATACTGCAACGGCGCAATCAGTTCTGAATAGAAATTCTACGCCGCCTCAAAACAATTCGAATACGTCAACGCCAAGCAGCACAGCTACAACGGATAATTCTAATTCAAATTCTAATCAACCGAATACTCCGCCGAAGAAATTTGATAACACTGTTACGTTGACCGTTGGTAACACGTCGTACACAGGCTGGACATCAGTGCAAGTGTCACGATCTCTGGAATCATTTCCGAGTGTTTTTGCGTTTTCTGCTTCGGAAAAATATCCTGGCGGACAGTTTCCGAAGATAGCACCGGGTGCTAATTGTTCGATTTATTTCGGAAAAGACTTGGTGTTGTCCGGGAAAATTGATTCGTATAATCCGAGTTTCAATTCGCATTCTCACAACGTATCTATAGTTGGCCGTGGTTTATGCTCACGATTAGTCGATTGTGCAAGCGATCTCCGTAATCAGATGTTTCAGATTCAAGCACAGACGTTGTCGCGATTTATACTACCGTTGATCGCGCCGTTTGGTATCTCGTTGTTGCAACCAACCGGTGACGTTACTATTGATGCAATCGCGGTGCAAGTCAAACTCGGTGATACGCCGTGGGCGCATATATCGGAAGCCGCGCAATATGCCGGGATGCTCGTTTACGAATCACCGGACGGCAAAGTTATTATGTCAAAAATCGGCACGACAACTCACAAATCCGGCGTAAAAGAAACTGTAAACGTCGAAGAAGCAGCGGCTATCTTCGATATTTCACAACGATTTTCGCATTATTATTATCTCAATATGGATATGCCAGCGCAAATTGTCGGTGGTGGATATGCACCGGTTGATCCGTCACAAGTTGTCGTAGATCATGCATTTGATGCAGGTGGCTCGTGTAATCCGACTGATGTTCCGGCGCAGCCAGGTACAACAACATATCGTCCGCGATGGTTAGTTGCCGACAGCCGCATTACTCCAAAAGGTATTGATATCGTAATGTTGCGCGCAAAATGGGAAGCCGCGCGGCGGGCAGGGCGCTCACAATCTATACACGTGTTAACTGATTCCTGGCGAGACATAACCGGCAAACTGTGGGAAATCAATACATTGATCCCAGTTTCGATTCCAACGCTGCACGTGACAAACGTAAACTGGGTTATTGCGGACGTTGAGTTTATTTTTGATGATCACGGAACACACGCTAATCTAGTGTTGATGCCGCCAGCCGCGTTGATGCCGGAACCAACAGATTTGTATCAGCTAACACAAGCAGATCGGGCGGTTATATTTCCAAGTCATTTCCCAACTGCGCCGGGCGCCGCCGCTACACCAACACCTGTAACTGCTTCAACACCAGCTTCAACTCCTGCTTCAACATCAACATCAACATCAACATCAACATCAACATCAACATCAACGAAATAACAACTAGATGATTTCGCAAGGCAATCTCACGCTCATCGACGATACCGGAAAAGTGCAACTCGTACAGATTCAGTCGTCCGGCGTGCAGTTACACAGTGATATTCCAGTGTTGATGCACTACGGTTTTTCAAGCAATCCGCACCCCGGCGCGCAAGCTGTTTTCGCGACCGTTGGTGATAATCGTCAAAACAGTGTTGTTGTTGCTGTCGGTGATACTCGTTATCGTATTGCGCAAACGGCTGGTGAAGTGTGTATTCACGACGATCTCGGGCAGCAAGTCCGTTTAACACGTGGTGGTATCGTCATTAACGCAGGTTCAAATCCGCTAACTATCAATGCTTCCGGTGGATGCATTGTCAACGGATCAATGACAATGACCGGAACGCTTACAGCAACTAATATTTTCGCTGGTAGTGTTGATCTATTGAATCACGTGCATAACGGCGTGCAATTAGGGGCAGCAAACACGGGTGGTCCACATGGTTGATCTCGCAATTGATTTGTTATCTGACACAATTGACGGCGATCTCGCGTGGAACACTCTCGGTGATGATCTCGCAACTGCTACAGATGATCTCGTAACTAACGTTCTTGTTAGTATTTTCACATGGCGTACATCAAACTACGATGATCGCGGTGGCTATTGGAACGACTGCTTAGAAGATATTCCGATCGGTTCCAGACTCAGAGAACTATATCGTAATAAGAAACTCCCGCAGACGCTTGGTTTAGCTCAGGCTTATGTCACAGAATCACTGCAATGGTTGATCTCTGACGGTCTAGTCAAAAGCTTTACTGTTACAACGTTTTGGTTCAACGTGAACTGGCTAGCAATTGAGATTACTGTAACTAAACTCGACGGAACATTACTTCCGATCAATATTACATCGAAGTTGTAAACAAAATGGCATGGCTCCGCCCGACATTAACCGCGCTAAAGCAGCAAATCATAAACGATATTCAAGCGCAGTTGCCCAGTGGTTCTGTGCTCAGTCGTTTCAATATTCTACGAATACTCGGAACAGCGTTAGCCGGATTATCGTATCATCAACACGGCCATATTGACAACGCTGCACAACAAGCAGTACCGTTTACTGCAACCGGGACAGCGTTAGTCGCTTGGGCAAATTTCCGGGGATTATCACGCAACTATAGTAGCGCAGCAGTCGGAACATGTAGCGCAAAAAATGGTACGATCGGAAGCGTTTTGCCGATCGGAACATTGTTAAATCTGGGCGACGGCACACAATACTCAACGACCGCCGCTGCAACTGTAGACAGCGTTGGAAATATCAGTGTGCCGATTATCGCGACTGCGTTCGGAGCAAACGGCAATCAATCGTACGGTGTAGCGTTGTCGCTAGCATCTCCGATCGTCGGTATACCAACGTCGTTTACAGCGTCTGCTATCACTGGCGGCGCAGATGACGAGTCTGATAATAGTCTGCGTAGCCGGATGCTAGCTGCGTTTGCTGCGCCCGCACAGGCTGGGAATACCACTGATTACGGCGCCTGGGCGTTGGCGGCGGATGTCGGCGTAACGCGCGCATGGACCGTTCTGAGCGGCACGGGACAAGTGACGGTGTATGTGATGTTCGACGGCACCTACGGTTTTCCAACCGGCACCATGGGCACGGCAGCGCTAGAATCTCGCGGTGCGGGTGCGGCAACTGGTGATCTGTTGCTAGTCGCAAATTACGTCTATCCATTGCGACCGGTGACTGCACTCGTTTATCTCAGTGCTCCGATACCGTTTCCGATCAACATTTCGATCCAAGGTCTCGGATCAACGTCAAGCACGTATTCTGCTGCTATATCCGCTGCTATCTCAAATATGCTGCTAGTGTCTGGTGATCCGCTACGGACGTCGTTGTATCAATCACAATTTGAAGAAGCGATTGCATCCGTTCCTGGTATCGGAAATTTTAATCTACTTTCTCCGAATGCAACAATAACTCCTGCGCTGGGCTATCTTCCAACACTCGGCACAGTGAATTTTTCGTAATATGACAGCAACAAATTCTCCGCTTGATAACACTCCGAACGGTATTTTCGCTGTTTCTGATTTTACGTCTGCGTTGTTAGCGTTGTTACCACGCGGTGAAATCTGGAAAAAAATATCAGGAAGTGTTCTTTCGACAGTTTGCACGGCATTCGCAGGAGTTTTTGTCAGAGTTAATCAACGATCACAGGACTTGATCAACGAAAGCCCCCCGGTGGGCAATACAACCGAGTTACTAACGGAGTGGGAACAAACACTCAGTTTACCTGATTCGTGTGGATTCAATTTAGGCACGACGCTACAACAACGTCGTCAAGCGGTTAAAGCAAAGCTGTTGTTAAATCCCGGATCATGTTCTGTTCCGTATTATATAAACTATCTCAGTGCGGTCGGTTTAACTGCAACTATAACCGAGTTCACATCGTTTCAGATCGGATCGTCAAGAATCGGGCAACCGTTGAATGATCCGTCTTGGTGTCACGCTTGGCAAATCAATATGCCGCTAGATACTACACCAGTGTTTTTTAGTGCTGGACAATCATCTGCCGGTGATCCGCTGCAGTCGTGGGGCAATCCTGGCGTGCTTTGTATTATACAAAAAATCAAACCAGCGCATACAGTTGTGCTAGCGAGTTTCAGCTAATGTTTCAAATTGATAATTCCAACGGTAACACAATCGCATCGTCGATGCCAACGCTATCAGCAGCCGCGACGGCGGGATGGTTCTCAAACGGTAACCCAACGATCGGTATACAAGCGACGGTTCTGACACAAGATTTTATGAATCAGTTACAAGCGGAACTTCTAGCTGTTCTAACAGCGGGTGGTATTACGCCGTCGAAAACTGTTAATAATCAGTTGCAACAGAGCATTGCAGCACAAATCGGTCAAAGTTCGGGTATGCTCTACGGTCTACAGCTATCAAACGACGCCGGAACACCGAACACAAAAGTTGATATTTCAATCGGCGCGGCATCTGCTAGAGAAATCGGAACCGGAGTTATCAACGTTACATCACCGTTGATACTCGATTGCACGACCGTTGGTGCAAATGGCTTAGACACCGGATCACTAGCAGCATCAACGTGTTATCATGTTTTTGCTATCGGAAAACCGGGATCAACCGCAGCGTTTGCGTCAACGAGTTTAACACCAACGTTGCCAGCTACATATACGCAAGCTCGCAGAATCGGATCAGTGATCACTGATAGTTCTAGTCACATTCTCGGATTTTCGCAGTTTGGTGATGAATTTTTGTTAAACTCTCCGGTCAATAACGTCACTACATCAGCGCTCGGAACAACAGCAACAACATATACGCTAACAGTTCCGGTGGGCGTACGGGTTAATGCTCTAATTAGAGCGTCCGGATCAGCAGCCGCTCTATGGATGCTGTTATTAACTCCGATGGATGTTGCAGCAGAAGTTCCAAATACACCGACTGGCAACGTGTCTTTGACGGGACCAACGTCGGTTACAAGCGCTAGTAATTTTAATATACGAACTAATACATCTGCACAAATCCGCGCTGTCTCTAGTGTTGCATCAACGTCAATGTATGTCACTACGTACGGTTGGCAAGACACACGCGGGCGCGTAGCGTAAGGAAATAAACAACAATGTTTCAAATTGATACACCAACTGCTGTTCCGAGTATGCCGGCGCTCAATGTTGCAGCAACACCAGGATGGTTCACGTCCGGCAATCCCACCTCGGCGCAACCGGCGACCGTTGTTAGTGCTGACTGGCTTAATCAGTTACAGTCAGAATTACTCGCGATACTAACGGCAGGCGGTGTTACACAGTCGAAAACCGTATTAAATCAGTTACAAACCGCAATCTATAATCAGATTCCAAAGCCGTCAACTACAGCCCCGCTGATGAATAATGCGGCTGCGACCGGCACATCAACGTTGTTCTCTCGCCAAGATCACGTGCATCCCGTGGACACCTCGCGTTGCGCCGCCTTGTCGGCTCCGCAATCTAACAGCAACGGTTGGTATATGTCGTTTCCGAACGGATTTATAATTCAAGGTGGGTGTCTCAGTGATGGTTCCGGATGGTCGAATCATTATTTTCCGATCGCATTCCCGACCGTTTGTGCGTCTGTGCAAATTAACGAAGGAGCGGTAAACTGGGGCGGATGGAACGGCGGATTGAGTCCCACTATTCACGGATCAGCAAACCAAGGACGTCTTTATTTTCTTCGAGGTTCATCTGGTTGGAACGGTAGTTCTTGGAATCTCGGAAATTTCACTTATTCATGGACCGCGTTTGGTTGGTAATAATTAAAAAGTAAACCCTTCAGGTATTTGAAAAATGGACAACACAGGCGTTAAGTATTATTCACCATCAGACAACAGTTTTTACCCAGACGAGTTACGCCAACTCTATGAGTCAGCCGGAACATGGCCGGCTGACGGTGTTGTAGTTACGTTAGACGTGTGGATTACGTTCACTGGCAATCCTCCGAACGGGTTTGTACGCGGCAACATCAACGGACAACCGGGTTGGGTAGCGCTGCCAGCGCCCGTGTTACCGACATCATGGACCGTTTCTGCACAATTGCTACGGACGCGCCTTCAGGCAGTAAATCTCTGGACACAAGCGGCAACAGCATTGATGTCAAATCCGGCGTTGATGCTCGAAGTTTTAACGTTGTCGGACGGGGTGTCAAATACCGATCGCGACGTTATTACAATGCTCAACGCCATCGGCGCAGACCCTGCAGTTATTCTCGCACGTCCGTAATCCGCAATGAGTAACATCGTCACGATAATCAACAACAAACGTCAGGTGATCGTTGACGCATATAATAACAACACAATTGTTGTTTCAGACACTAAACGCAATATTTTTGCTGTAAAATCTCAACAAACACTTTCACAGAGTTTCGACGTAAAATCCCCGAGTGACAGCGATATCTACAGCGTCGATTTTAGCGATTGGCTCAGCGTTGATACAATCGTTAGTGCAACCGTCGCAGCAAATCCATCGGGGTTAATTATTGGAACACCTGTTGTTGCGAACAATTGTGTGACAGTTCTGTTGAGCGGCGGTTCCAGTCCCGTTGAGTATATTGTTACATATACAGTTGTAACAGCGTCGGAACAGAACGTTGTGCAAACCGTAATTTTACCCGTTGGATAATATAACAAAAATGACATGCAACGATTATTTCGACGCAAAATCTCCGAGTGACAGCGATATCTACAGCGTCGATTTTAGCGATTGGCTCAGCGTTGATACAATAACAAGTGCAACAGTTACAGCGAATCCTTCGGGATTAACTGTTGGGACGCCTGTTGTTGCGAACGGTTTAGTAGCAGTTGAGATAAGCAATGGCGCTGACGGGACGCAGTATATTGTCACATACGCTATAACAACGCTCACGGGACGCTCAATACAACGGTCTGTTAATCTACCCGTTGTTAATACATCTGATACTGCATATAATCTAGCAACAGTCGCCGCCGGAACGTATAACACAATTACAGTAAACTCGGCGGGTATTGTCACTGCGGCGTTTGTTGACACGTCAGGTAATTCTGCTGCAATCGCCGCTGAAACAACGCGGGCGGAACTCACTGAAATCATTAATCTAACCGGCGCGACACCGTATTCGTATTCAACGGTTGGTAACGTTATTACTGAGATTATCAACGGTGTTACTGTTACAACAACGCTGAACAGTAACACTATCGTAGCAGTATACGGTAGCCCTATTAATCAAACATGGACAACTACTATTTCGGGTGCGTCTATTACAACAGTCAGGACTAGTTAATTATGCCCGTTGCATTATCAGTACAAACCGGAACTTGGACTGTCGGTCTAGCCGGCACGTTGCCGGCATTGAGTTCCGGCACTAATGCGATCGGATCGGTCACCGTCACGTCTATTCCAGCAGTTACCCAGTCAGGAACTTGGACTGTCGGTCTGGCCGGCACGTTGCCGGCATTCGCCTCGCCGCCCGCTGTCGTGCAGTCCGGCGCTTGGACAGTCGGTCTCACTTCGCTACCGGCATTAAGTTCCGGTACTAATGCGATCGGTTCTGTCACTGTCACGTCTATTCCAGCAGTTACCCAGTCC